CCACACAATTAGATTTGCTTATCGGGTTACCATTGGCAATTATCGGTATTTTTGTTCAGCTAGGCTTTATTAGTCTTTTTATTGGCACGCTCTGCCAGATTAAAAGTCGTACACCCCGAAAAACCTGCGCAGGCTTTTAGCCCTTCATTGCTCTAGCATTAGGCTACTCCTTTAACGAATGGAAGCAGCCTAATGACACTTCTTGAATCTATCTTAAAACACGAAGGCTTTGTGGCCAAACCCTACCCAGACCCGTTGCACGGTTGGGCGGTACCTACTTTTGGGCACGGGCTAACCTTTATTACCGAAGCTGAAAGCAAAGCGATTGTGGCAAACCGCATTTACACCTCGAAACAAGCCCTAGCTAATGCACATGGTTTTTTTGTGCAATTACCCGCTGGTGCGCAAGATGTACTTGTCGAAATGGCGTATCAAATGGGCGTGAATGGTGTTTTGTCTTTCAAAAACATGTGGCAAGCCCTTAAGCAACGCGACTTTAACGCCGCCGCCGTTGCCATGCTAGACAGCAAGTGGCACCAGCAAACGCCTAAACGCGCTCAAGCCTTGGCTGACAAGATGCGCGATCATCAAACGGCTACTGAGGGGGTATAAAAATGAACTTATCAGACACGTTTAAGCAAATTGTAGGGGCGGTTGCGCCTGTACTGGGTACGGCTTTAGGTGGACCATTGGGCGGGGCAGCAGCTTCGTCTATTGCTACCGCTTTGCTAGGCAAGCCAGATGCAACAACAGCGGAATTAGAAACCGCGATTAAAACTGCAACCCCTGAACAATTGGCAGAACTTAAAAAGCTAGATTACGACTTTAAGATCAAGATGGAAGAGATGGGGCTAGACCTTGAGCGATTGAATCAACAAGGCATTGCTGATGCCCGCGCCAGAGAGGTAGCGGTTAAAGACAAGTTACCCGCTTGGCTTGCAGGTGGTATTACGCTGGGCTATTTGGGTGTTTTGTTTTTTATGCTTCAGTATGGCGTGCCAGCTAATGGCGGTGAGGCCTTACTGGTGATGCTGGGTGCTTTAGGTGGTGCTTGGGGTAGTGTGGTGACTTATTACTTCGGCTCTAGCGCTGGGTCGGCGGCTAAAAATGAACTACTGCGAGGCAGGGCATGAACGAAGAGCGTTTTAGTAAGATCGAGCACCAATTGCAGTCGCACGAAAAAGACATTCACAGTATCGCTAAAGCATTAGAAGGCATTAACAGCCATATGCAAAGATCGAATGAATTGATGCAGGTGTCGATTTTGACGGATGAGCGCATTAATAGCCGTATGGACAAAATGGAAAGCCATCTAAGCAATCAAATTAAAAACAATAACGAAGCAGTTGTGCGCGCCCATGAGCGAACCGACAAGATTGAAGGTGTTTTTAGCCGTTTAGCTTGGACGGTGATTAGTTTGGTGGTGGTTGCCTTGGTGGGCTTAGTGGTTAAGGTAGGGATTTAGCATGGCTTACACACAGGCTGATTTTGATAACGTTAAGCAAGCTATTTTAGACCTTGCAACAGGTCAGCGCGTTACTGAAGTTATGGTGGATGGTCAGCGTGTGCGTTATTCAGAAACCAACATGAATCAGCTTAAACAGCTAAAAGCCGAAATTGAAGCCCAATTAACACAAAGTCGGTATCGGTTTGTTACACTGACACAAACGAGCAAGGGGCTGTAAATGTTTGGTTTTTTCAAAAAGTCTGTTGAACAGCCTACCACTATTAAAAACGAGTTTGACGGTGCGCAACAAAAAAGGCGCTTGCTAAACTGGCAACCCGCCAGTATCGGACCCAAAAGACAAAGCGTTTACCATGCGACCTTAAGAAAGCGGGCGCGTGATTTATACCGAAACAACGCCATTGCCCGTGCTGCGATTGATAAGTTGGTGGCGGATTATTTAAGCGGCGGGGTAGGGTGCAGACCTGACGCAGGACTAGCCCCCGCTGTTCGCCAGAAGCTGGTTGACCTGTGGGATGACTGGGCGCTTGATTGCGATTTTGACGGCTTACACGACTTTTACGGACTGCAAGCGGCGGCATTACGCGCCATGCTGATTGATGGTGAGGTGTTGATACTGATTGAAGCAGATAAAAGCGGTGAGCAACCCTTCAAGCTGCGCCTGTTAGAAGCAGATCATCTGCCTTACATTAGTGATAGCGCTAAGAACATCATCGACGGTATCGAGTTTGATGCCAGCGGCAAAAAAGTAGCCTATCATTTGTACACCAAACACCCTGGGGATGATACCAATATTGCGACAGTGCGCATTGCAGCCGAACGGGTAATTCATTTCTTTCAAGCAAAACGCCCTGGACAGATTCGGGGTGAGTCGGTATTAACGCCCGTTTTGGTGCGATTAAAAGCCTTGGATGAATTTGATGATGCTGTGTTAGAGCGTCAGCGTATCGCGAATTTGTTTGTTGGCTTTGTGCGAAAACCTGAAATTGGTTTTAACACAGGCGACACAGCCCCAACAGAACCACCGATGATTAGTATGGAACCTGGCACTATGCAGGAACTCTTGCCCGGTGAGGAGGTTAGCTTTGCCACGCCGCCTAACCAAGAAGGCTACGAAAGCTTTACGCGCGAACAATTAAGGCGCATTTCGAGCGCTTTGGGCATTCCTTACTTCCTTATTTCGGGCGACTACACCCAAGTAAACGACCGAACTGCAAGGGTTTCGATGACGGCCTATCGGCGACAAGTGGCACAATTCATCAACGGGGTGTTTGTGCCTTTACTGGTGCGTCCTTTGCGTAAGGAATTTGTGCGATTGAATGTGGTAATGGGGCTTTTACCTAGTAATGTGACGCTGAAAGCCTTGCAGAAAACCGACTTTATTCCCGAAACATGGGAATACATTCACCCCGTGCAAGAAGTGACAGCCGAACTGGATGCCATTAAGGGCGGATTAAAGTCGCGCGCTGAAAGCCTGTTACAGCGCGGGCGAGACATAGAGTCGGTTGATGCACAAAGAGCAAAAGACAAGCAACGAGAGCGACAACTGGGCTTAACAGAGAACCGGAGATAAGCATGAGAGACTTCCACGCACAATTAGCCAAAGCGCGCGAACAAATCGTCAGCCATTTGGGTAAAAACATGGTGTTGAATGGCATTGCCATTAAAGCACCCTTGGTAACAGAGCAAGCGGGCGCGGGCATGGCGGGTTATCGTCGGCAAGCCTTAGATGAAAAGGTGTTGCTATTGACCGAAGCCCAAGCGGTAGGCATTACAAAAGGTATGACCTTAGAAGATGGCGACCGTGTTTACACCTTGGTTGAAGACCCTGTACCACGCAAAGACCACTTTTTAGCCTGTTCGTTGCGGGAAATTAGTGCCTAAATGGAGCTGTATTTCGATCTAAAGCAAGGCGACATAACAGCAGGGCTTTCGGAAGCGGCATTACAAGCCGCCTGGAAACGAACTCTTAGCAAGTTTTCACGCCACATTGCTTCTAAAATGGCGAAAAGCATTGCCCCACAAGCGGATATTACGCAAAAAGCGGTTAAGTTTCGGTTTAGAAGTTTTATGAAGCGCAACAAAGGCTTTACGCAAGGAAAACTATGGTTAGGGCTTAATCCGCTGGCTGCGCATTATGTAGGCGCTTTAAGGCAGGTTAAGGGTAGGGGTGTGAAGGTTAGAGGGCATAGTTTGCCTAAGTCGTTTATTGCCAAAGGTCAAAATAGTGGCAAGCTTATAGCGTTTGAACGTTCTGGGGCAAGCCGATACCCGATTAAAGTGAGCACCATTGAATGGAGCGACAGGGCAGAACAGGCTTTTCAGGATGCGATGCTTAGCTCGCAACCAGAATTGTTAAAACGTTACTTGCAAGAGATTAACTATGAGCGCATTAAAGGCAAAACCAAATCATGATTGACCAGTTACACCAAGCCTTATTAACGCACCTAAACCAGCATTTAAACGGGGTGCAGGTATTGGCATACGATGCCATAACCAAGCGCACCGCTTTGCCTTGTGGGCGGCTTAGCTTGACCGAAATAACGCCCAATCCTAAACAGCCTGGCAACGGTCAAACCAGCTTAGACTGTAAGTTCAATCTGTTTTTGATTGCTGTGCCAGAAATTCAGCTTGCCGAAATTGCCCTGCAAAGCTTATGCGTACTAGCCATTCATGCCTTGCATCATCCTGTTAGGCTTATTCCTTCGGTCACTTCGACCATTAAGGTGCAAGAAGCAGGACCTAATGGCTATGATCCTGACTTTGACGGCTTTTTGGTGTGGCAAGTGGACTTTAGCATTACCCTATTGGTGGGCGATGTAACCAGTTGGACGGTGCCAGGCTTGCCACCACAGCAAATACTGCTAGACGATGATTACAGCACCGAAAAGAACCCGCTAGACAACTACCAAGTGATTTATGAGCAACAGTGACCTAATGCAAATGCGTGAGCTGATGCGACGCATGGAAAACCTATTGCGTTATGCCACCGTAGCCGAAGTGGACACGGCCAA